TCTCGGCTTCTCCGTTACGATGGATCCCGTGCAGACGCTTATGCCCGGCAGCGCCGGCGAATATGCCTGGGGAGGTGCTGCGACGACATCATTCTGGATCGACCCCGCGGAAGAACTGATCGCCATTTTCATGACCCAGGTGCTGCCGTCGAGCGCCTATCCGATACGGCGCGAGCTACGCACCATGGTTTACGCGGCGATTACTGACAGCAATCTTTAAGGGGACGGCTGGCAAGCCGGTTATGCGGTTCTAAACTAGTTGTTTAGTCCCGGCATTTGCTGGATCGGATCGAGCCTGAACTTTTCTGGCTCGATTGTCCATCGTTTGCAGCTGAACTCGTAGGGGGTGAGCCCCTTGAGGGTCTTCAGCCGGCGCCCGAAATTATAGGCGCTGACGAAGTCAGCCAGATGCCGTTCAAGTTGGTCATGTGTATCGTAGTGAAAGCGCTTGACGGTTGCTTCCTTGATGGTGCGGTTCATCCTCTCAACCTGACCATTCGTCCACGGATGTTTCACCTTGGTGAGCCTGTGCTCGATGCTGTTCTCCTGGCAAACACGATCGAAAATATGCGTGCCGGCCAAGCAATCCTGCTCACGATTGGTGAACTGAACACCATTGTCGGTGAGGATCGTGTGTATGGCGTAGGGAACGGCCGCGATGAGATTACGCAGGAATTGAGCCGCGGCCATCTTGCCAGCTTTTTGATGCAATTCGACATAGGCCAGTTTGGATGTCCGGTCGATAGCAACAAAAAGATAGAGCTTGCCTTCAGCAGTCTGCACCTCAGCGATATCGATATGGAAGTAACCGATTGGGTAGGATTTGAACTTCGTTTTCTTTGCAGGCTTATCGCCTTCGACATCAGGCAGGCGAGAGACGCCGTGACGTTGCAAGCAGCGATGCAACGAAGAGCGGCTCAGATGCGGGATTGTCGGTAGCAACGCATCAAGACAGTCGTCCAGCGGCAACAAGGAATGCTGCCGGAAGGCGAGAATTATCGCCTCTTCCTCAATCGTCAGCACCGTAGACTTGGGTTCCTTCGGTCCAGTTGGCAGATCACCAACCGAGGTCCGCTTCTTCCATTTGCTGACCGTCTTCTGATTGATGCCGTATCGCTTCGAAAGCGCCCTTAGGCTCTCTTGACTATTTTGTATCGCTCGACGGACTGCCTCCGTCGTTGTGGCGCTCCCGTGCAAAACCTGGCCCATAGCGCGTCCTTCCATTCAATGGAAAAGTATGCACCAGCAAAGCCCGGGACTAAACACCTAGTCTGGCTTGAAGCAGGTCGGTGTTGCCGCGTCCGTACATTTGACGTCTGACGAGCTTGAGGCGCGTGATCTGACCTTCGGTCTGTCCGTTCGACCAAGGCAGGGTAATTGCCGCCCGGACAGCTGCTTCATCCTTCGCAACGCCGCTGGCGAACGAGGCGACGAGACTGACGCGGGCGCGCTCGATCCACGGCGTGAGGCCCGCTTCGGCCTTGCGCCGGATCATCATGTGGAATTCGGCGATTATCTCGCGAGCCTCGACGAGGGTTGGTACGCCAGCTTCGATCGCCGCGATCGTGACGGTCTCCGCTTTCGTGAGCAAGTCCCGCCCGATTGTCATGAGGCGCGCGATCGTTCTGGCCGACGGAATCCGCTGAAGGTTTTGGGCGTCGGCCTTTTCGGCGCGTCGTCGGCGGGTCGCCCACTCGCTGATGACGCGGAGCGAGCCTCGGAAGCCACGCGCCGCCAAGTGTCGCCAAAGTTCAGCACCATTCCGACAGCCGGACGCCCACTGATCGTCGAGCCATGGCAGATGCAGGTCCAGCGAACTTTGCCGGGCCCAGAAGACATCGTTGCACTCGCCGCGGATCACGGCGGTACTTCAACCATTCCAACGAGAACCTCCATGTTTGTGCCGGTCAAATCATTTTTGGTGAGTTCGGTTCGCTTACTCGTCTGTGTTTGCGCGACAGCCGAAAACGAAATTCCCAGCCCAATGAGCGCAATCAAACCTGCGTGCCTAATCATCTTGCGCCTCCCTGATATTTATTGAACAATCCCAAGACCTAAAAGTCGGCACTCGTGTTTGCTTTAATGGCGTGCGTTCGGATGGTGGCACGGTCACCGCGAATCAGGCGCGGTGTCTGACTATCAAATGGGACGACGGCCACAAAAGCTTTACGGGCCACAACGAAATGAAGCGTATTGACATTGTCCTGTAAGGAAGCGGCAGCAGACAAAAGGAAACGTAAGCCTGATGATTTATAAAGGCATTGAGTTTAACGTCATTCAAGGCATCGAAGCTGGGGTTTGGAAATGGTCTGTTTTAACCAACGAAAGTGAAGCGAAGGCGGGCCAAACCAAAACAAAACCGGACGCGGTAATAGCCGCTTGGCGTGCAATCGATAGCGCCTTAGAGCCGAAGAAGCGCCCCGCCGCAATGGTCCGCTAGGCGAAATAAAAATGACCGGCGAACAATCGAGATTTCTGAAAGTCGGCGACCAAGTTTACTGGCAAAACGATCAAGCCGACCGAGGCGCAGTCACGGAGAGCAACCGGGCGGGCGTAACGATCCGGTGGGATAACCGCCGCGTGCAGGCTATTTTACATAATGACATGGGGCCGGTTGAACGGGTGCCGAATTTGGCGTGAGGGCCAATTTGCTTCGCGAACCCTTCGAACGGGAAGGCCGGCCAGATGGAAAGCGCGAAAATCTCACTTGCCCGCCGATTCAGGTCGTCGGCGTCCCCGGTGCGGTGTTGCGCGTTTAGCGCATACGGAGAAAAAACGTTTAACGCGGAATGTATGTTCACTATCGGACAGACGTTCGCGGAGAGAGCGAGATAGCTTTGCGTTTTTACGGCCTTTGCGTCTCGGGGCGTGTGGTGAGTTTCCAGATTACAGTATTGAAGGTCTTGGCCGGGCATCCCCAGGGCCGCGCTTCGCTCGCCGATCTCAAGCGCGCTGTCGCAATACTGATTTCTAGCGGCTCGGACTGGACCGACCGGACGAAACGCTTGGCCGCGCGCGCCCCAGGCCTCGATATCTTCAGCCAGTCGTTTGTTCTACGGGACGACGCCGGCTGGCAAATCACTGATGCCGGTCGAGAGTTTCTCTCTTCCGTCGAAACACCGATCCAGACGACGGCCGACCACGAACAAGCGCCGGAAGTCGTTGTAACGTCCGAGCCGCGGCCGGCATCGTATCCGATAAGGCTAGTCAGCGTAAGCCGGCGTAAGCTGCGCCATCGAGCGGCTGACCGGACGCGACCTCCCGCGGCCGCATAAGTTCCTCGCGGCGCGCGCCACAACTATGCCTTGGCCGATAACAAGCTGGCTCTCAACGCAGGTTGGGACAACTCGCTGCTCAGCCTTGAACTGACTGAACTTGAAGGACTTGGATTTGAACTGGATCTGACCGGATTTGATATCGATGAGCGAGCCGCACTGACGGCGGTTTTGACGGGGGGCCTCACTGATCCTGACGTAGTGCCGGACTTGCCAGCCAACCCCGTTTCGCAGTCGGGAGACGTTTGGCTGTTGGGTTGCCACAGGCTGTTATGCGGTGACAGCACCTCCTCGGACGATGTTGAGAAGCTGCTGGGTGGCATCAAGCCACATTTGATGGTCACCGATCCGCCTTACGGCGTGAGCTATGACCCGGCTTGGCGAAAGCGAGCCGGTGTCAACCTCAACCCGCTGAAACTCGGCAAGGTGGCCAACGACGACCGTGACGACTGGCGAGAAGCCTGGGCGCTTTTTCCGGGTTCGGTTGCCTATGTCTGGCATGCAAGCCTGCACACCAGTGAAGTCAAGCAATCCCTTCAGGCCTCCAACTTCGACATCCGCGCTCAGTCGCGGCCACTATCATTGGCAGCACGAGCCCTGCTGGTACGGCGTCCGCGGAACAGCAGGGGCGAACTGGACGGGAGATCGAAAGCAATCGACAGTGTGGACCATTCCTGCTCGCGACGATGACGGGCACGGCCACGGCACCCAGAAGCCCGTCGAATGCATGCGCCGGCCGATGGAGAACAACTCGTCCCCAGGACAGGCTGTCTACGAGCCCTTCAGCGGTTCGGGTACGAGCATCATCGCCGCTGAGATGACAGGCCGCTCCTGCTTCGCCATCGAGATCGATCCGGCTTACGTGGATGTGGCCATACAGCGCTGGGAGGCATTTACAGGGCAGCAAGCCGTCCTCGATGGTGACGGTACGTCATTCGCAGGCGTCGCAGAAGCGCGGAAAGGGGGGTCGAAGTGAGCCGGCGCGCACACAGCCCCGATACCAACCAACGCCGGCAGGTTGAGGCCATGGCGGCCTATGGAATACCTGCAGCTGATATCGCACGGGCAATGAGCGTCGATGCCAAGACGCTTCGGAAGCATTACCGGGACGAGCTGGACCTGGGTGCTACCAAGGCAAATTCCCAAGTGGCGAGTTTTCTGTTCACGGCGGCAAAGTCCGGCAACGTCACCGCCCAGATATTCTGGCTGAAGACCCGCGCACGCTGGAAAGAGCCCGCCGCTGAGCACAAGCACTCGGGATCCCTTGGAACATACGACATGACGAAGGTGTCCAATGCCGACCTCGCCCGTCTCGAATCCATCCTCGCTCCCGTTGCCGACGCTGGATCAGATCCGGGCAGAATGGGCTCGGCGTGAAGCGGAACGCGAACTCCAGCGCAAGAGCGAACAAGCCAAGGCTACCCGGGAGCGTTGCACGTCGCTCGCAGGATTTGTCCGCGAGGCCTGGCATGTACTTGAGCCGAACTCTACCTACGCGCATGGCTGGCACATCGAGGCGATTTGCGACCACCTTGAAGCGATCACTTCGGGGCGGCTCAATCGACTTTTAATCAACGTGCCGCCTGGCATGATGAAATCGCTGCTGGTCAGCGTGTTCTGGCCGGCATGGGAATGGGGCCCGCGAGGGCGGGCTTCCCTGAGGTATTTGGCCTCTTCCTATTCGGAAAACTACGTCAAACGCGACAGCCGGTGCATGCGCGATCTCGTAGCCAGCGAATGGTATCAGGAGCTATGGGGCGACAAGGTCCGCCTCGTTCGTTCCGGCGAGCTGTCCTTTGCCAATGAGGCAACCGGCTTCCGGGAGGGTGTGCCTTTCCCGAGTCTGACTGGTGGGCGTGGCGACCGTGTCATCATCGACGATCCGCATTCGACGGAGACCGCGGAGTCCGAGGCCGAACGGGCGCGCACGGCCCGCATTTTTCGCGAGTCGGTGCCGACGCGCCTGAACGACCCGGCCACCTCGGCAATCGTGATCATCATGCAACGGCTGCATGCCAACGACGTATCCGGCCTCGCCCTGTCGCTTAAGCTCGGCTACGACCACCTGTGTCTGCCCATGGAGTTCGAAGCGAGCCGTCGGTGCCGCACCAGCATCGGCTTCGAGGACCCCCGCACGGAAGAGGGCGAGCTGCTATTCCGGGTGCGCTTTCCGGCCGAAGTCGTGCAGCGGGACAAGGTGCCGCTCGGGCAATACGGGGTGGCAGGTCAATTCCAGCAACGGCCGGCTCCCCGAGATGGCGGGTTGTTCAAGCGCGCCTGGTTCGGCGAACCGGTCCTTGCAGCACCCCCTGGAACGCGCTGGGTCCGCCATTGGGACCTTGCCGCGTCAAAGAAACGGGGCAGCGGTATCGGCCAGGCGGCTACAGCCGGCGTCAAGCTGGGCCAGGCCCCGGATGGCGCCTTCTATGTCGGCCATGTGCTGCGATTGCAGGATGAAGGCCACGAAGTCCGCAAGGCGATCCGTTCGACCGCGGCGGCGGATGGTGTTCAGGTGGAAGTGAGTCTTCCGCAGGACCCCGGTCAGGCCGGCAAAGTGCAAGCTAGCGACCTGGTTGCGATGCTTGCAGGCTATGTGGTCCACGCGGAGCCCGAAACAGGCGACAAGGTCACCAGAGCTGAACCCATCGCAGCCCAAGCAGCCGCGGGCAATCTGCGATTGGTGAAAGGCGACTGGAATGAGGCTTTCTTGGATGAACTCGGCAACTTTCCCGCTGGCTCTCACAAGGATCAAGTGGATGCCCTCTCAGGAGCCTTCGGTCGTCTGCTGAAGCGAACCAACAGTATCTTCTCGATGCAGCTGGACGAGGTAATGTGCGAACCCTTCACGATCCCGGCGCACTGGCCGCGCGTTTATGCGCTGGATCTCGATTGGCAGCGCGTCAGTGCGATTTGGGCAGCATGCGAATCCGAAAGCCAGACGGTCTATCTGTACAGCGAGTACAGCGCCCGCCGCGCGGAGCTTGCGATCCATGCTGAAGCAATTCGCTCGCGCGGCAAGAACATCCGCGGCTTCATGAACCCGGCTGCCCATGGTCGCGCCCAGGAGGAAGGCACCCAGTTGATCGGCGAGCTATGGAAGCGGGACTTGTCGTTGATGGCGTCGCCTCACGTGCCGGAAGTATTCTTCCAGTATGAGTCGCGCTTCGTTAATTGCCTGAAGAGCCAATTGTTGATCGGTCAATCTCTTCTTACCCATCAAAATTGTTGATCAGTCACCTCTTCTTACCCATCAAACAAATACTAGGCTCCGGCCCGACCAGGCGCCCCCAACCCCGCGGACAGTGGCGATATCCATTTTTGTGTCGCGAATCTTGCACATATATAAAAAATATGCATAAAATAAGAAGTTACCGAAAAAGTGCGGTTTGCACGTCGAGATAGGGAGAAGAAGGCGCATGCGCATCCGGAGTGGAACATTCCTGCTCGTATTGTGCCTCCACGTTGCCCTCATATGGAACGCCACCCAATGCGCGAACGCCGCTGATCTGCTCCAGGCGCTTACGGCCGTCGATGAAGATCGTCTGAGGGCACCGCCCGACGGCGATTGGCTGATGTGGCGCAGGACCTACAATGACTGGGGATACAGCCCGTTGGCGCAGGTCGATAAAAGCAACGTCAAAGACCTTCGCCTCGCATGGTCATGGTCTTTGACCTCTGGCGTGACACAAATCACACCGCTGGTTCATGATGGCGTACTCTTCATCGTGAATGCGGGCGACAAGGTCCAGGCGCTAGATGCGGCGACCGGCGATCTGCTGTGGCAATATCAACGCGATCTCCCGCCAGACCTCCCGGTAGGCGGGATCACGCTCGCCAAGAGAAACATGGCGATCTTTGGAGATACCCTGTTCATTGCGACATCCGACGTCCATCTTGTCGCGCTCAACGCCAAGACCGGAGAGGTGGTCTGGGACCATCAAGTGGCGGAATGGAAGGCCGGATGGCGCTATACGAGCGGTCCGTTCGTGGCGGGAGGAATACTGACTGCCGGCATGAGCGGATGCGGACAAGGGCAGCCTGGCGGATGCTTCATCACCGGGCACGATCCAAAGACAGGGGCCGAGCTCTGGCGTTTCCACACCATCGCGCAGCCCGGGGATCCGAACGAGGAAACATGGAACGGCTTGCCGGTCGGCGATCGATTTGGCGGATCTGCCTGGATCGCCGGCAGCTACGATCCCGAAACCGACACGCTCTTTTATGGGACGGCGCAGCCCTATCCGTGGAATGCCGAAGTCCGGGGTACGCTTCCGAAGAAGGCCGCGTTTCAAAACGGGGCCCTGTACACGAATTCAACACTAGCGATCGAGCCGAAGTCGGGCCGGATAAAATGGTACCACCAACATCTGGCCAACGACTCGCTCGACCTAGATGAAGTTTTTGAAAAGATCCTGGTGGATCTGCCGGTCGATGGCCAGATACGAAAAACGTTGGTCACCGTCGGAAAGCTCGGCATCATCGATGTGCTCGACCGTACAAATGGCAAGTTCCTGTGGTCTCGCGAGACGGTCCCGCAAAACGTC